CCCCGCCGTGACCGGCGCTTCGGGGTTGGCCAGTTCAAGTGTGAACTTGTCGGCGGCCTGGTAGAGATCGGCTTCGATGTCATAACTGATAAAGTTCTCGATTTTCTGATTGCCTATGTGGAGGCTTACGACGTCGCTCATGCGGTTGCGCCTCCGGAGGTGATGTAGATTTGCAGAGACCCGGCGGTGACATTGGGCCGGGGAATGCTGTTGATGGCGATGATGCGGTCGGCATAGTGGTAATCGAGGCCGTAGCGCAGGCATACGATGTGCAGCGGCATGGGGTTATCGAGCGATATGGTGATGATCTTTTCGCGCTCCAGCTTGATGTTGCTGACGTGATCTATAAGGATGCGGGCCATGGTTTTCAGGCTGGTGATGTTGCGCCCGCCGTCGCTGTCGATGGCTTCCTGTATCATGTCGCGAGTAATATAGACGGATGCTTCCAGCTCGTTAACGGTATAGACCGGATCTGCCACGGGCGGGTTGAGATAGCGGCCCAGGGTGTCGAAGGTGGTTTGCTTTTCCAGACTGCGCAGCACCTGGCGCTGGGTTTCGTCGTCGGCGTAGTATTGGGCCACGGCCTGAGCGCCCTGGGTGGCGACGGCTACGCGGAGGTGTTTTTGTATGCTGTTGGAAAACCCGAATTCAGAGATCAGGCTGTCGGCCGCACTGCGCAGGTTGCGCATGAACCGACTGGGCGCTGTGGTGGTCGTTTGATAGAGGGCGACGTAGCGGTCGACCATGCGGGCAATGGAGCCGATCACCCGGCCGGGCAGTTTTGTGCCGAATGTGATGGTGGAGATCAGGCTGTTGGCCGGTTGGGTGACGTCGGTGAGTGTGCCTTCGAAGGCTACCACGGCGGCGTCGACTGTTTTGAGCCAGGCGCGGGCGCTTTGGCTGATATCGCTGAACTGTTCCAGGACACCTAGGGCATCGTCCAACACCTGATCCAAAATGGATGACGACTCGGCTCCCAGTTCATCCTGTGCCTCGGCTGCAAGCTGGTCCATCTGTTCATCCTGAGTGTCGACCACAACCTGATCGGCGGCTACTTCCACATCTTCGTATTCCACCTCTGCCGTATCCTGACGCAGGTTTTCAACAAAGGTGATATCTACCTCGGCGGTCAGTTCGCGGTCATCGGCACGGACTTTAACCTGTTCGACCATGCCCTTCATGGTGCCGTACATGGGATGGGTTAATTCGAAAAGTTCTTTATCTTTGAGGTGGTTGACCAGCTTGATGTGGGCGTTGTAGGTCAGGTGATTGTCATTATTCCAGAAATAGCAGCGGATGTTGACGGGACGTGCTTTTTGTCCCATGTTTTCCAGCAATGCGCCGTCTTTGTAGGGGAATTCGTGCCGGGCGATGGAACATTCGAACAGGTCGTCGAGTGTTTCGATTTCCAGGGCTATACCGTCTATGGCCGCGTCGTAGAGGGTCATTTACATGGCCTTGGTATTCAGCATGGCGCTAAAGAAGTCGCCGGTTTTTCCGCCGATGGTGGCGCTGGTGTTCATGTCATTGCTGCGGGCAAAGACCCTGCCTCCATCGATTTGCAGGTCAATTTTGATGTCGTTTTTAATCGCGCCCTGGCGACGGAAATCAACCTGGGACGCTGTTTTCCAACGACGGGCCATTTCTTCGTCAATCAACGGGTGGCGAGCGCCGATGCCCATGACCTCGTATTCTTTGCTTTTATGACTGATTGTTTGGGAACCCCACCCGTTCTCAATGGCTTTGTCACCAATAAATTTTGACACAAATGGAGCTGCAACGATTGCTACAGGCAATGAATACATTGCGGCCGGGGCGGCATATTTTCCAATATTTCCTGCAACACTTGGAGCCTTTTGTCGTATTGATCCACCACCCCAGTCTTTAGAATTGAAGGGACCGCTTGTGTTGGGACCTAAAGGTGATCCGCCCATACCACCGGGCCAATTGGTGACGAAAACCGGAGTAACACCGGCAGCGGCTTGGAGGGCCTTGCCTTCGGCTACGCCGATTGCGGTAGAGGCACCCTTGGACAACAGACGCCCGGCGATATTGCCAAGCGCGGATTTACCGATCCTGGACAATACATAGGAGCCGCCCACAATAGCGGCGGAACCTCCGATTATTTCTTTTCCGGACAGCTCTTTCCCGCCTTTGTTTTTTGGATCGAGTCCCAATTTAATAAAATCAGCTATCGCCTTGTTGATGGGTTGAGCTAATTCATCAGCTGCCTGGCGCAATACAGTTTTGAGTCGGCCGGTTTGGTCGATGGCGTTGTTTATGGCATCTGGTAGATCCCGTTTTAATGTTCCTCCAGCGTCTCCGATCTTTCCTGTGAAGTCTTGAATTTTGTTGAGCGAGTCCCCTTGCAGCAGGGTTTTTAGGCCCTTGATGGTGTCAAGGTCGGCCTTGCCGAAGGCCTTCTGGATGAAGACGGCCCGGTCGCGGTCGGTTTTGAGCTTGTCCCACTTGCCCTTGATGTCCTTGAGTACATCAACGGTGTCGCGGCGTGCTCCCTTGGCGTCGAAGAATTTGACGCCGGTACTTTTTTGGGCTTGGGCCATGTAGCGAAGGTTAGTGAATAACCGCAGGGTTGAGTCGGCCAGGGTGGCCAGGCGCTCGGGCTGGCGTTCGACCATGGAGAGAGCTTCGATGAAGGCCAGGGTTTTGTCAAAGCTCATGTTGGCGCTGGAAGCGTTGACGCCGACGCGGGCGAAGATGTCGGAGAGGTTTTCCAGCTCGGCGTTGCCCAGGCGACCGGCAACGGTCATTTTATCCAGCAGAACCAAGGCCTGTCCCGGCTTTTCCAGGTCGATGTTGTAGGCGGTTGCACCGACGGTGAGGCCACCGGCCAGAGTCTTTTCGTTGGCTCCGGTGACGGCGTTGGCAATGTTGATGCCTCGGGTTGATTCGAGGGCTGCTTTCCAGGATTGTCCGGATTGAATCAGAGAGTCAAAACCGGTTTTCATGCCGTCCACGTCGCGGCCTGTCTGGCGGGACATTTCGAAGAATTCCTGGCGCAGGCCCTTGACCGTGTCGCCGGTTTCCCCGGCGGTCTGTTTGATCTGGGTCAGGCCTTTGTCCAATTGGGCAGACATGCGCAGTTGCTGCAAAGCTCCGACGGTGAGGCCCAGGGCGGCCAGCTTTCCCTGGAGCGTTCCGGATGCCTGCCTGATCCGTGACATTTCCTGCTGGGCTACACTGCCGAAACGGCGAAATCCACTCTCGGAGTCGCGGAGTTCCCGTTTCAGGCCGGTTGAGCGGGCCAGCAGTTCTATGAAAAGTTTCATGTCAGCCAAGGTAAATCTCCCTAAATCCCCCTTTGTTAAAGGGGGACTTCACATCTACTTCTTTTTCTTGCGGACCTTTTGTTTCACCGGTTGCGGATCAACTATTTCCTGATAATTCAGCAGCAGGCTGTCGCCTTCTGGCAGGGGCGTGTCGAGGGCATCACTCCAGGGCACTCCCAGTTTCAGGAGGGCTATCAGTTGTTTCCGGAGCGGCTTGTTGTTTTTTTCGAAACTCCGCCCTCCGCTGGTCGAGGTCCATCATGGCTTGGGCCAGGGTGTCACCATCGTCGCCTTCCAGATCCAGGACCATCTCGGGGGTCAGGGTGTCAATCATGTTGACCTTCAGGCGTTTGGAGATGATGGCTGCGTCGTAGTAGGCCGGATCTGATAACAGTTCCTTTTTGACGGCCGGATCGTTGGCCAGCTCCAGGGTGTGGCGGAAGGTGCGTTCAGCCAGGGTGAAGTTGCGGCAAAGTGCGCCTTTGTCGTTGGTGATTCCGTTGGGAAATGTTCCGGTCTGTTCCATGGCTTACTCCTCTGTCCGTGTGCCAGCGGCGAATTCGATATTTTTTGTGACTTCTTTGTCGCCATCAAATTTGGCTTCGCCGATGCTGAGGCATTCCACCTCGCCGAAGCTGATCCGCTTGCCGTTTTCATACATAATGGTGACGGTGCCATCTGTTATGTTTTCAAAGTCGAATTCGTCTTTGTCGGCCGGGACGACATAATCGAGACTGAAATGATGCCGTTGAAACGTTCTGATGAACCCCGTTGAATTCATTAAGTTAATGGTCTTTTTGAAGACACGTTCTTTTTCGGTGAAGGCGTTAAAATCTTCCAGCACCGCACTATTGACCTCAAGGACAATCTGTGTGCAATAGGCTTCCATAGGTTAAACCTCCCTTTAATTTACAGAATCAGATCTATCCTGCCTGCAATGACGTGCAGACCATTAACAACGTCGGCCGGAATGCGGATGTTGAGGCGGTTGGGGGCCTGTTCATCGCGCTCGCAGATTACGCCGGATTTGTTGGTGTCGACATTTTCGAGTATTTCCAAACGCTCCAGCTTTCGTAAAACGTCCAGTACTTCGGTGCGTACCCTGGGCGGTGTTTTTGTGCTGAGTTTGGCCCTGGGAAAGCGCAACAGCAGTCGCTCGCGCACCGATCTGCGGGTGTAGTCGAGGGTATCGATGGTGGTGACGTCCAGCAGGCTGATGTCGGGTACTCCGGCGATGTTTTCGACATAGGTGGTGATGGCGCGGACGATTTGCACCTGCTGGCTGGAGTTGACCTGGAGCGGCGTTACTCCGTTGGCCAGGGCGCTTTCCTGCTCTTGCCTGGTCAGGCGTTGGGCTTCAAGTGGCGCGGCGATCCCAGGGAGGATCAGGTAGTTGAGCGGTCGGGCCGGGTCGGATTCGGATGCGCGCACGGCGGCGAAGGCGGCGGAGATCTCGTAGCTGGGGGAACGGGTGCCGCGCAGCAGCGGGCCGACTATGCGTCCGCTGTTAATGCCGGTGGCCAGGGTGATGGCGCTGGCCAGGCTGGTATCTATGGCATAGTAGCCGACGCCGGGGCGCTGTTCGATGGGACCGGATACGGCGTCGAGATGGTCGCGCAGGGTGGCCAGGCTGGTGGCGTCGTTGTAGGGCGTGATGATCAGGCTGTATTGGCTGGCGTAGACTTTGTCCAGGGCTGTCTGGATGTCGGGATCGATGGTTCCGCCGGTCATGGCCGCGACGGTTACAGTGCTGCCGATGTTGGCGGTTATTGTTGCTTCGAGGTCGATCTGGTTGGCGACGGTTCCCTTGTTTTTGCCTGTCAACGTGACGACGCCAAGTGCGGCAACTGCGGTGAGAGGAAAGTCGGGCTGATTATTGACGGCGGCGGCCAGGGCGGTGGCGATAGCCGCGACAGCATCCCCGGAGGAGACGGCGATCTGTACCAGGTCATTGCCGCAATAGAGCGAGAGGACACCGGAACCGGTGGCGGCATTGGCTATGGTTATGGTGCCGGTTGCGGCGGCACCGGCTCCGTCATCCAGGGCGCAGACGGTGAGATCAAGATATGGGTTGGCTTTGAGTGCTGCCTTGACCATACGGTGGGCCAGGGAGCCGCGTCCGAAGTAGGTGGCGGCATCGTTGGTCGAGTAGACGCGCGTGGGCAGCAGGGCTGCGACGGTTCCGGCGGTGAGGCGCTGGGCTATGATCAGCGCGGGCTGCACATTGGCCGGGAGGCTGTTGACGGCCAGGGTGGTGTTGAATTCAAAGTATGCGCCCGGCTTGCGGATCGTGCTGGGGATGTTGTCGAAACTGATGTTTTCGGATGCCATTACTGGTCACCTCCGGTTTTGGTTTTGGCGGCTGCGGTCACGATGAGCAGTGAGCCGTCGGCGACTAGGCGGCGGTAGTAGGCGCTGTCCACCACTTCGGTACCTTTGGGGTCGTCGGTGATATAAGTTCGCGGGTTGTCTTCGCGGGGGCATTTTTCGCCGGGGTTGGTTTTAACGAGCATTTAATCCTCCTTAAACAGTGGTCAGGATATCGGTTGCGTCGACGGTGTCGTCGCCGGGTTTGAGCAGGTAGTTGATTGCCAGGGTGACCAGGTCGCCCAGTTCTTCCTCGGCCAGCTTGCGGATATCGAACCAGGTGGAGAATTCCAGCAGGTATTCGATGACGCCCGCTTCATATTTGTCCTCGGTGGTGACGTCGCGAAATCTGACCGGCTGCAAGGGGCCGATGGAAAGTCCCAGCTTTTGGCCGAGCAGGTACTGGATGGCGGCAATGACCAGGGGATTGATGCCTTTGCGGCGGGCTTCCTCGGATTGCATGTTTTTGAACTTGAGCAGTACGCTGACGGTGCATTCGTTGCGGAAACAGGCTTGGCCGATCTTGTTGAATTTGCCGTCCAGGACGGCTACGGCTACGGAGGTGTCGCGCAAGAGCTGGCGGCTGTCTTTTTGGAGTCCGGAGCTTTTTAGGGCCGGGATGTTGTCGGTCAGGCGCGTGAGTGTTGCCTGTTCGATTGCGGTGAGCATGTCGGGTTGGTCGGCCATATTTAATACCCTCGCAGAGTGTCGCGGGTGAATTGTCGTGGTTGAGTGGATGTCATCCCGCTGCGGGCCGTGTCGGGCGCGGGCGACGGGGTGGTTGTGCCATTGAGCAGGATGTCGCCCTTGGCGATGGATTGCAGCAGTTTGATGGCGTTGTTGTAGCTGTCTTTGCGCAGTTCGGGCATGGTTTCGACCCGGCGGGCGTAAAGGTTGTAGATGGCTATGTCCAGGCTGCATTTGGCGATGATTGCCGGTACCGGATTGAAGGGGACCACGTAACGGCCGGAGCAGTAGCCGTCGATGATGGCGTCGGCGTTGGTGATGGCTTCGGTGATGCGATCGCCGTCTACGGCTTCGGACTGGAAGTCGTCGGTGAGTTGGATGACGGTTGATTCGCTGATCTGGTTCACTATGTTGTCGAGCGTTGTGTACATGGGGCCTCTGTGGCGGGTGAGGAGTTGCCTCCTCACCCTGTTTTCTTACTTCTTGTCCTTGTCTTTTTCGGGCTTGTCGGAGACGACGGTGACTACCAGCATCGGTTCGTCTTGCAGCGTTTTCAGTTCGTCCGCAGTGAAGCGCTTGTCGGGGTATTCGACTGCTTCTTTCGGGTGGGATATGCCGCACCGGCGGAAGCCGTTCTGTTTGGAGGTGATCCGGATCATGGCGTTTTGCCTCCGTTCTGGAGGTCGTAGCAGACGGTGTAGGCGGCCGAGGTGGTGCTGTAGGGCTTGAATGTTACCCCGGTGGTTTTGTCGTTGAGACCGAAACAACCGCCGGTGCCGGGCATGTATGCGGTGTTGTTGTTGAGATGGCGCTTGATGCGCTTGGCCGCGTTGGTGCTGTCTGATGCTTCCCAGCAGAGGGTGCTGTAACCGGCTGTGGGGACGGTAGCAATGACTCCCTTGGTGGTTGTGGTTGTTGTACAGACGGCGGAAGTGGGTGCCGGAGAGTGATAGCCGAGGGTGCGGTTGTTGGGATCGACGACGACTTTACCGGCGGCCCAGGCAGTGGCGGCGAAGGCCAGGAGGAGGATGATTGTGAGCAAATTTTTCATAAGGACTCCTTTGGTATGGGCTGAGGGTTGAGGGGTTAAACCTCAGCCCTCAGCCTTTTTCTTGTTTACGGCAACCAGGGGCATTCGAGCAGTTCTACGCGCTTGAAGTTGGTATTGCTGTCGCCGCCGTTGATCAACTGGGCCTCGACAATTTTGCGACCGGCACTGGCGTTGGTGGAGCCAACTACCAGCAGGGTGGGCCTAATGCCCAGGGGCTGGCCGTTGTCTTTTTTGAGGCCGGTCATGCCGTCGTAGAGCGCCTCGAAGTTGCCGGTGTCGAGGGTGTCCTTGCTGGCGGCAGCCATCTGCCAAAAACCGAAACCGGCGTTGTCGCGGCAGTCGATGCCGTAGAGGTATTCGTTGCGTATGAAAACGTTGGTGTCGGTTTCCTGGTTCATGGCGACGAAGTTCGGTTTTTTGCGCTGCTGGAAGATCAGCGGCAGCAGGGGGCGGGTTGTGTCCATCAAGAACCAGGCTGCGCCGGTTCCGGCCTGGTAATTGGAGACGCTGGCGGTTGTTCCATCGGCCTGGATGGTAGGGTGATCGGTGTCGAAGAAGTATTGGTCGTCGTAGCAGTTGGTAGTGAATCCGAGCAGCAGCAGGGCGAAAATCAATTCGTCCGGATGGGTGGCGGCGCTGTGGCCCATCATCTTAAACAATGGGGCGTAGATGCCGAGTTGGTCGTCATCGATCTTGTCGCGATCGACGCCCTGGGTCAGCTCGAAATGTTTGTTCTTGATGCTATAAACATGCTGGCTGATGCTGTTGATGACGCGGTCGCCGATCCATTCGCGCAGCGCCTTGATGTCTCCCAGCCAGCCGTAATCTTCCTGGGATGTCCCGGACGGCACCAGGGTGGCAATCTTCTGCCACATGGGGCTGACTCCGGCGAAACCGCTCTGAAAGGCGGTGTTGAATGCCCGGTAAAGAGCCTGTAAATTGGTTGCGTTGATATCCATATGTTGCTCCTTTGATCAGTTGAAAGTGGTTATCGCATGTCTACCCAGACGCCTAATGTGTCCACGTCGAAAACCTTGCCAGCCACGGATTGGTTGGTGTCGGTATGGGAGACGGTGAAGTCGTCGACGATGTAGCAATCTTTGCCGATGTCGGCGCGGGTGACCGGATCGGTGGCGGAGTTTGCAAACTGGAAGACCCCCTTTTCAATGGGGACGGTGACGGCTCCGGCCAGGCCGCTGGAGTTGTCGACCTGCTCGCGGGAGCGGCCGACGCCCAGAATGTCGGTGGCAGTAGCGCCGGGTGTGGCATTGCCAGAGGCGTCCACGGCGACCAGGGAACCGGCGTAATACTTCTTTGACGCGGCAGCCGGAAGGTCGAGCAGATCGCCACTTCTGCGCGGGGTTTTTCTGTCTGTGGTTAGTGCCATTGATTTGCTCCTTTGCCGGGTTCACCGGGCTTTATTTGATGCCGTTGGCTTTTTTGTATTCCTCGACCGTGAGGCCCATCATTTCGCAGACCTTTGTTTCCTCGGCATTGAGGGCAGTGCTGGTTTTGTTGGGGTCTTTGCCGTCCAGGTTGCTGTCGCCAGCTACGGACGGCGCGGCGGCAACAAAGGCTTTGAAGCGTTCCAGACCTCCATCCATCCGGCATGAGGCGATGTGATAGTCTTTGGTGGCCGGGGTGATCTTGCCTGCTTTGAGGGCGGTGTCGATCTCGGTGTTGATGGCGGTTTCAAGGATCTTGTCTTCGATGGCCTTGACCTTGGTTTCGGCGATGGTGGCGCGGTTTAGCGCTGTGTCGTAGTCGGTCCGCGGAACGAATCTGTCCAGGGGCGGGGATTGCGCCGCGTTGAGGGCGGTGGCGAGATCTCCCTTGACCTTGGTGATGTGGTTGAGGGCTTCTGCGAATGTGGTGGTGGCTGGCAATCCGAGGGCCGCCAGCAGTTGGGCTAAATCCATAGGTGATTCCTCCTTGGTTTGTACGCGGTTAAGGGCGTCCAGATAAAGATTTGGCTGGTTGGTCAGGCCGCACGATGTGATGCGCATGATGCGGCGGGATTGGATGTCGAAGGCGAACACGGGTGAGAGATATCGGTATTCCTTGCTGGATACGCTTGCCGCTCCTCTGACGGTCCATTCGATCCGGCCCCAGATAGACCCGCCATCGCGGATTTCCATTTGTTTGATCCAGGCGGCTGCCGGAGCCTCTTCGCCCTCGCGGGCTTTCAATTCGCTGGAATGTTCCCAGTCGATGGGTATGTCCTTACCTTCGGCGGCAAAGGCGGCCAGCACAGTTTCGGGCTGATCGTTGATCCAGGTGCGGCCGTCACGGCCGGTGATGACTTGCCCGGCGGGGAGAAGTTCAATCCATTCCGGAGCACTGCCGTCCTGGGGCATTTCGTAATTGAGTGCCATGCGGCAGGCGTCGGCGATGGCGTTGTTGAGTGCGATACCAAGCCCGTTGTCTTTTACTATCAAGATCTTCATTTACTCTCCGTTTGGTACGGTGCGATATCCGCACCGTACACCCCCTGCTTTGTCGGTTCGACTTGAAGCCGTTCAACTTTTTTACCTGCCTGTTTTCAAAACCCCATTTAAACCCCGTTTAAATTTCCGCGTGTGCGCCGACCGGCATGCTGCACGGGGGTATGTGGCCTTGTTGCCGGTTGCGGCTCTTAGGGGGCGAATTTCACGTTTTGTCAATCCATGTCCAAATGGTCCTGGACGATGGCCCTGATTTCTGACCAGTCGGTCTGATTCCATCCCAGGTAAGGGCGGGCCGGCATCTCAATCTCATGCGCTCCGATTGTGACTTTCATGGCAAAGTGAGCACGGCTATTTGCACGATGGAAACCGGCTCCAGCCTTGGTGCGAAAATGCAACGTACGGCCGTTGGTCATGCGCACATGCCTATTTGCGTCGTCAGCATTGGCAAATTGATCGACAGTGCCGCGACGAAAATGAATGACACTTTCACGCTCTTTCTTTTTTATCGTGCCACCAAACTGGTGAATGGCGGCATATGCGAGGTTGGTGCCAATCTGAAGGTTTCCATTGCGAACGCGATAAATAACGGAGTCGCGTAGATAACGCTTTTCGGTGAGGATTTTGGGGCCTTTCTTTTTCTTTTTGTAGCGGTCGGATAGTGCGGCCCATCTGACCCCTTCGGGTGATTGTTGTTGATCGAACAATCGCTGGGTGGCCTCGACCTTGTATTCGCCGATGTTCTTGAGTACCGGGGACAAGCCACCGGCGCGTTTTTTCAGAGTTGCGAACTTGCGCATCAAGGCTTTGTCGTCAATGGCTACGAATGTGTCGAAAGTTCCAGCCATACCTATCTATCCTCCAGTTTTCCGCTGGCCGGGTTAAGCCACTGTTTGCCGGGGTTGTAGTCCCAGCCGGGGTCAATGCCCCTGGGGACATCGCGCACTTCGCCGGTTGCCGGGTTAACCCATTCGAAACTGCCGTCATTCGGAGCTGTGCCTACTGTCTTGCCCAGGCGGGTCATGTCACGGTTGGAGAGGGCCACGACGCGGCATTTGCAGCCCCAGCCGTTAGGGGTGTAGTGGGCTTCCCACCAGGGATCATCGGCAGGTAACACGGTGCCGTTCCAGCCCAGGTGCATGGGGCGGGGGTGGATGCTGTCACCGTGCTGGTACATCCAGTTTGGACGGTATTTGAGTACGTCGGGGTCGGTCATCTGGCTGTAACGCCCGGCCTGGTATGAGGTGCGGATGTTGGTGTCGTAGATGGTGCGGGAGCGCCAGCCGCGAGAGCCGTTGTAAGACCAGCCGTATTTGGCGACGATGGTGTCGAAGTCGGCCAGGAATGCCTGGTAGGTGGTTCCCTCTGCTATGGCCTGGTCGATGGCGGTGCGGAAGTCTTCGAGCATGTCGTCGCGCATGACTCCGGCCACGGTGAAGGCGTGATCGTGTTCTTCGGCATAGATAGCGGCCCATGCGTCGGATTTGATGTTCAGCTTTTGGCGGAAGAAGCTGATGGCTTCTTCGAACGGCAGGCTGATGGGTTGGGCGGTCTCGGCGTTCAGGGCGACGTCGGTCATGATTTCGTCGCGGCCGATGAGGTTTGCGAGGAGTTGGCCGTTGGCAAGAGCGTTGGCTGAAGGCCGAAGATTGAAGACTGAAGGTTGCAGGCTGTTTAAGGCGCTTTCAAGGCTGCCGGTTTGGGTGATCGCCTCGCGGATCTGCGCGACGATGTTGCTGCCGTCGTTTTGGTCCATTGCCTTCTGTACGACCAGGTCGATCTGGTCCGGCTGGGGATTGCCTTCGCTGTTCAGGGCTTGGCAATGGGGACAGGTGGTTTCGTGGTTTGTGGCTACAGCCGGAGCCTTTTTTGATGAGACCGATGGAACTTCCGGGACTGATGGGGAACCGAGGCATTCGGAGTCTTTGGCCGGATCTGCGAAACCGAGCTTGTCGCGAACCTGGGAGGACTCGACTCTGAGTCCCAGCGGCACCAATTTGGCCAGGGCTTCGGACATGACCGGGATGTCGGTCTGGTCCGGTTCGCGCAGGCATACGGTGGGATAGCTGGCCTGCGGGCCGTGGTTCAGGTCGATGTAGGGAATGACCAGATCGCGTTCGAGGGTTTCGGCAAGCTGCTCGGCGTCGGCGTCGCGGATGTCGACGCGGACTTCTTCATGCACCTGGGCCTGGGCCATGGATGCGCCGTCATCGGCGGTCATGGTCTGGCCAAGGACGCCCTTGGAAAGCTGTTTGTCGAACCAGGTTGCGATGCGTTCGAAGAGACTGTCCCCTCCGGTGCCCTTGGAGGTTTCGATGAATTCGACCACCATGCCCTCGGGGATGACGGCGGCGGCGTCGCTGCCCAGGTTGGCTACGGCGCTTTTGAGGATGTTGATGTTGTCGTCGGTTTCGCCGGGGCGGTATTTGCCAAGGCGCAGCGGCATGCCGAAGACTTCGCAGAAGGCGACCCAGTCCTTGACGGCGAAGTTTTTAAAGATGTAGGTCCAGGCGGCCAGACGGGCCAGACCGCCACGGATGGGGATGCCGCACTTGAGGCGTGGGGTGTGGACGATGAACTTGTACGGTTGCAACGGGATGCCGTTGATAAGGTCGGCTTCGTCTTTCAGGCGCAGTTCGCGCTGGGTTTCGCGGTCGTACAGAAAGAAGCGCGGGTCGCGCCATTCGTAGCGGGCCGGTTGCCAGGGGGATATTGATTTGTCCCACATGGTTTCGACGACGCTGTAACCCTTGCCCAGGGCGTCGAGGCAATCCTCGATCATGCCCTTTGCACCGCGTCGTTTGAATAATGCGCGGACTTCGTCGGCCAGCTTGATGTCGTTGGGGGAGTCCGAGGCGGCTTCTATGACAACCGGTAATCGTGAGACGGCGCGTTTGCGTGTGCCCAGGACGCTGGCGTAGTGGAGGTCTTTTTCTTCCATTTCCTCGGCCAGGGACAACTGGGCATCGGCATCGCCTTCGGCGGCGTTTTTGAGCAGGGAGGCCAGGCGCTGGGGGGTGAGGCCGCCGGTGACATAGCCGTGGTTCCAGATGGAGCGGATGCCGGTTAAGGATGGGCGGGCAATCTCTTGGGTAAGGACGTTCTTTTGAACCGGTCGTCCGTATGCGTCGTAGAGGGTTATATCTGCCATTACCATGCTCCTTGCTGTCGGCCAACGCCGTGGGTTGTGCTGATCTGGCGGGGCAGGTCGGCGTGGTCTTTTTT